CCTTAAGGAATCAAGGGGACGCAGAGGCTCAAGCGGCCTTCTATCTTCTTATCCGCGCTTATCCTCAATTCCAAATGCGTCAGATTTCCTTCCCAGTTGGATCAACAGAAATCGACGACACAGACCGCGATAGCCTTCTAAATGTATTTATGGGTATGCCAGTCAATATCCAGAACCTACCCGGCAATATGGTTAATGGGGAGTTTCAGGGATTTGTGGAAGGTTGGACTTGGACGGCTTCGCTTGGTCGCCTAGACCTTTCGATGAACATCTCACCATTGGCCTTCTCGCTACAAGCTTTTCGTTGGAACAGCGTACCAATTACCGAAGCTTGGAACACCCTATCTAACACATTAGAATGGATTGACGCTACAATCGTCGCCTAAAGGAGAAATATGCCAACTACAAGTAATTTCGGCTGGACTACCCCAGCGGATACCGATTTGGTCAAGGATGGTGCAGCTGCAATCCGCACACTTGGCAATGGTATCGATACAAGCTTGGTCGATCTAAAAGGCGGAACGACTGGGCAAATACTGAGCAAAAATTCAAATACTGATCTTGATTACACTTGGGTAACTCCCAATGTTGGAGATATCACCGAGGTCCAAGCCGGGACGGGTATTTCAGTCGCTTCAGGCACTGGCCCGATTCCAGTAGTCACCAATACAGTCGCAACTGCCTACGATGCGAAGGGCGATCTAATAGTCGGCACAGGTGCGGACACATTCGTCAAGCTCACAGTCGGCACAAACGGGCACACACTTGTAGCGGATAGTTCAACTGCTACAGGATTGAAGTGGGCTGCTGCCGCAGCAGGTGGAAAAGTTTTACAGGTAGTTTATGGCAGCACTTCTACGGCCGCCAGTAGTTCGGTAAATACTTTTGCTGACACTAATTTATCTGCTTCAATAACGCCGTCTTCCGCAACATCAAAAGTTTTGGTTTTAGTTTCACAAAATGGTTGTAGAAAAAATACCGGAAACATCGAGAATTGTTTAACTGTCAAATTAGTACGCGGTGCAACTGATTTAATTACTTTTGTCACCGATGGTGGTTTTACCGAAACTAATCTATACAATGCTTTTGGTAGCGCTTCTTGTGCATATTTGGATGAACCAAATACGACCTCATCAGTCACCTATAAAACACAATTTAGAAACGCTGTTAATGCTGCTTCTGTTTCAGTCCAAGTAAACTCAAATCAGACATCAACCATTATTTTGATGGAGATAGGTGCATAATGTCACAAGAGATTGTTAATGGTTTAATCCAGTTGGGATTTGATAGTGGATGGGTCGTATCTGGAAACGAAATTACAGTATGGAAAAATGAACAACCACAACCCTCCTATGAAAAAATTATGGAAGCAGCGAAAAAATATGTGCCAGCAGAGCCGACTGTTGAGGAAAAACTAGCCTCAGTAGGGCTTAGTCTGAGCGATCTCAAATCGGCTCTCGGTTTGGAATAATCTTGGGGGATTGTGAAGCCGTAGTCTTATAATCGGGATCCTATGGCAAAGCTATGTAAGGCTGGGCAACAGTTAAGAGAGCAAATTGATGACGATTATCCTGATCGCGATAGGCGCTCTGATGGCTGGATTGCTGACGCTAGGCATATTGCTAAGGGCAATTCTGACCATATACCAGACGCTGGAACAGGAATCGTACGAGCTTTAGATATCGATGCTGATTTAGGGGCTCACAAAGAAGAGGCTTTTGCACTAGTCGAGAAGCTGAGGAAACTAGCCAAGCGCGGTGATAAGCGGATTAAATACTTAATTTACGATGGTCGGATAGCCTCCGGTATAATGAACTGGAGATGGCGTAAGTATCGAGGGGCTAATCCTCATCAATCTCACTTTCACATCAGCTTTACCACTCTGGGAGACAAAGACGATAGTTGGTTCGACCTAGAAGGAGAGCGCAATGAAGCAAGACCTAAAGAGAGCGGCCGAAAGCTGGCTAAAGACATTCCTAGCGACATTCCTAGCGACCTATCTCGCAGTGGGCTTCGATGTGGAGACGATGGCAAATGCTGCTATTGCTGCCGTATTGCCGAGCATCATAAATTGGCTTAACCCTAACTACGAGCGTTACGGCAAAGTCCGGTAATGCCTACCGAGGTCGCTGCATTTATAGCCTCGGTCTTAGGATCAATAGGCTTGCTAATAGCCGGACTTAGATACATCATTAAACTCGAAAACCTTCCGCTGATTTCTCGGCTTGATAAGTTAGAATCTACCCTTGAGACAGCTCTACGGGAGAGGGTAGTAAGTGCCAGCACAAAGAAAACGCGCCGTTAAGAAGGCTAAAAAGCCTACAAAGCGCCGCAGAATCACTCCTAAAGAGCCTCCCACTAAATTAGATTATTGGGCTATCGCTGCTCAAGAGATTTACAAATCCTGTCGAAATGCCGGAATGGATGAAGGCACAGCTCTGGCTTTTGCTATGGATCGTAGCTCTTGGCCAGACTGGGTAATCGATAGCAATGACCCAATCCGGAAAATTGGTTGGGAAGATGGAGAAGAGGACATCTGACCTACTTCCGGGAAGTCGAACTCTTTGAGGCGCTTAAGGCGGAATATCCAGACCTTACGCCACTATCAGCGACCGACCGATGCGATGGGGTAACCCATAACGCGTTTATTGAAATGAAATGCCGTAGGACGCATTACGACCGCTTGATGATTGAAAAGCACAAGTGGGATTACTTGGCCGATATAAGGGCTAGAACGGGCTCTAGGACGCTTTATATCAATGCAACCCCATCTGGGGTCTATGAGTTTGATTTAGGGGCTCTAAACGAGCCTGAGTGGGTTTTAAAGGTACTTCCAACAAAAACTGATTTTGCCAATAGTGCCAAGGTCGAGAAACCAGTTGGTTTTCTTCATATTCAGGAGTCGAGGCTGTTACTTATCTGATCTACGAAGTCGAGGATATTCATCGAACCATCGACGAGCAAATCGATTTATTTGACGACACACCGCAACACCACTTGCCCTAAATCTATTTAGACCCTTAGCCTAATGCCCTAATTCGATTTACGGATTAGAGATTAGGGAGCAAAATGGTAAATAAACCGGCAGTTATTGAATTTAATAGCCAAGCCGGGGCTTGGACGGATGGGAAAAACTTCGTCAAAGGCTCAATTATCCGGCGCTATGCAGTAGAAAAGTTAGGCCGTAAGGGATCAGCCAGAGGCCGACTTTCAAGAGCTGAGATATCAGCTTACTTCTTAGATACCTATGGGGTGAGCGCAGATGTCAGATAACCAGCTACTTTTTCTAATGATTGCCATTCCAACAGCGATAACTTGGTCGCTGATGATATGGGCAGAAAATCGGGAAGCTAAGGCCTTTCAGACTGGCTATGAGAGGGGCTATAAAGATGGACGAACTATCGGATCGAGGGCTTAATGAATGGATTGACGCAGCCCGCGAAACTCTTGAAGATCGCCAATACGAATATGGTGATGAGAGGCACAATCTATTACGCATTTACAAGATATGCCGCACCCTCGGTATTCAGCTCAGAGACCCAGCTGACTTGGCATTGGTGTTTATCGCGACCAAACTCTCAAGAATGGTGGAGAGCCCAATGCGGGAAGATTCGTATCTCGATTTGCTTGGATACGCCAGTATTTATGCTCGAACCCGCTTTACCGATTGGAGCGACTTTGGCGCTTTTGAGGAATAGCAATCTCAACCAGTATTGCGATTACTGCAAGATGCGCTATGCCCATTTATCAAAAAGTGGGGAATTACATCCATTAGCTCGTAAGCCAGCCTATTGGAAGGTCATTAGCGAGCATCCAAAGCGCAAAGGAATTACGCGCTTTTACTGCCTAGAGTGCGCGGCTGATATGCAGAACTGGCCAGATGGCACTTTCTACTCACTTAAAGAACAATTACAGGATGCCCTAAAAAGCACCGGAACTCAGGAGCAATTAGATGTCAGACTTTCTTAAAGATTATGTTGGGGTGCAAGACCGCCTAACACAATTCATCAAAGATTACCCAGATTACAGAATCAAAACCCATTGTTTAGCCGAATCTTTAGTAAAGGAGTGCGATGTCTATATCGTCAAAGTTGAGTTATATCGAACTGAAGCTGATCCGAATCCTTTTGCTACGGGCTTATCAACGGAGTCAAAGAGCAAGCAATATGCATTGGAACTTGCAGAGACGGGCGCTTTGGGCAGAGCTCTCAACTTTGCTGGATATTATGCAAAGCCGCGAACCACTTGGGTATCACATCAAAAGCCAATCGAAACGACCTCTGCAAAACTAGCTGAATTCGTCAAAGAACAACGCCCAGATGATCCAGAGCCGATTCACCACAACATCGAGCATTTAATCGAAACGCTAGGCGCTGAGATAGCTGATGAAGTGCCGATTTGTAATCACGGCGCAATGGTGCTCAAGACTGGCGTTAAGGATGGCAATGAGTATCGCGGATGGGTTTGCCCATCAAGAGACCGGGATGCTCAATGTCCAGCCAAATGGATGAAGATTGACTCAGATGGTAAGTGGGTCTTTAAGAAGTGAATCTAGACATTCATCCATTTAAGTGCTCGAGCTGTAAGGCATCAACTGCCCATCGGCTAGTGAGGACTTATGAGTGCCAAGAAGTACCGGATGCGCCTCCCGAAGTATGGCTCGTCGAGTGCCAGCGATGCTTTGAAATGCGGATCATCTACCCATCTGAGCGGATAGCCAGTAAGGAAGATGACATCATCCGATGCGTTCAATGCGGTAATTGGAAGATGAAGGCCGCTAGATGCCGGATTTGCCGGATAGCAAGTGGGGAAGAGACAATTAAACGTCGGGTCTTTACTGGTCATACGGATCTAGAGGTGGATGACATTGCCTACCTATGAGTTTAAATGCCCAAATTGCCAAATAGCAATCGAGCAAAGCTTCTCGGTATATAGCAACGCCACTATGTGGTGTCAGCCTTGCCAAATGCCAATGGAGAAGCAATTCTCCAGCCCGGGAGTTATCTTTAAAGGAGATGGATGGGCAGGAAAAAGCAAAGGCTAAAGGGCAGGGTTGAAGCCGACCATTGCCCTTACTGTGATGACTTTTCAGAGGATCACACAGCTTGTTGGTGCAACCAAGAATGCTGCGATGACCGATGGGAACGAGACATAGCCAAAAGGCCAGTCAAAATCCACAATGATGAATATGTGGAGCAATTAATTAACTGGGGATTTACCCTAGACTTCATAGCTCTCGATGCCGGTATCGATGTCGAGAGCTTGAAGATGAGATTCAGAAGAAAAGCGATAAGGGAGCAATGGGATGGACATAAAAAAGCTAAGTTTGGAATTGGCTGCGATATCACTGATTGCGGATGCAGCTAAGAACCGTAAAGATGAGCTGAGAAGCCAGTTACAAGGCCATATGGATGACATAGGGGCTGATCGAGTAAAGGCTGAGCTAGATGGTGAGACTGTGGCTTATGTGATGACCACAAAGCCCAAGCCAAAGCTTGTTATTACCAATGAGAAGCGCTGGCTGGAATGGGTAGAACAGAAATGCCCAGATGAGATAGTTAAATCGGTAAGGGAATCATCAGTAGAGCGAATACTTGATAAAGCTTTCAAATATGTAGATATCAATTTGATTATTGATTGGGATGGTGAGCAGATTGACTTCTTGGCTATGGATCAGAAAGAGCCCTATTTGACGACCAAGTTCCATAGTGATGGGAGGGAAAAGTTACGGGATGCGTTAGTAAGTAATGCCATTGATGCGAGAAAAGTATTGGAGATTGAATAATGAATAAGGCTCTGACCTGCGGTTTTGTTAATGCACTTGACAAGGGCGCTACACTCCCGTCGAGGCGGGGCCCGAAGGCAGCCCGTCGCCGAGCGTTAAGGGGCGGGCTATGCCTATCGCTTGCTGTAGGCCTCTTGTTGAATCCAATATATATAACCGCTGTCAATGCTTATCCTTTAACTAGAGCTCAACAAGACTGGGCTTTAGTTGCTATGAATCATCTAGGTGATTTAACTGAAGCCCAGTGCTGGGTCGAGTTAATATGGCGAGAGAGTACCTTCAATCCCAATGCCCGTAATGGCTCGCATTATGGCTTAGCCCAGATGCGTAATCACAATGTGCGCACACTTACTCCAAGGCAACAAGTCCGCTGGCATATGCG